ATTCCCAGCAGCACACCCGGCTGCAGTCCTCCCCGGTTCCCGGGATGAGCTTATGGGCCTCCTCCAGGGTACAGTCAAATTCTGGCCGGTGGATGCACTTCCCGGACTTCTCTGAATGAGCCTGTTCTGACTTTGGTAGTTCCAGCTCCGGTTCTTCATCCTGGGGGCCCGGCTCCGATTCAACTTGTGACGTCACAAGTTCCGGCTCCGCCTTAGTTCCATGCCAGTACTGATACTCTTCCTCCAGGCGGACATTCTCGATATCAAAAACTGTCCGGCCCGAATCCGGGTAGAAAACTGTAACATCCTGCCGTTTAAGCACTTTGTACACCATCCCAAAAGCTGTCACTTCACACTCTTGTTCGGGCCTGGAATACCCGGCATCCAAATATGCTCTTACGACCGCAGCAATAGTTGCACCATAGGCGTTATCAATTGTCCTGCTTCCAGCAGTGAAATGTATTACCTCGGTTTCGGGTTCAGGCCCTGCAGTTGCGACTGTCGCAACTTTCTTTTTCCGCTTCGGCTTCATTGCCCTGATATCCGGTATCTTCATGTCCGGGGTAACCTGCTCCCGCAGCCCATCATCCATGGGAAGCATCTCTATCAGCTGGCTGACATTGTACGACTCATATGCATCTTCCAGCCTCGGCAGTTCCCCTGGCTCTACCGGGATTCCGAATTTATCATACAGGTTGATACACCTGGACGCCCAAGACTTGTCCTTGCCGTATTCATCACCCAAAAACTCGTTAAAGCTGTCATAACCTTGTCCCTGCCACAGCTTTTCATCCCGGATGATTTTCAGGTAATAGCCGAAGCCTACAAAACCATTTTTGATATCCTTGTAGGATATATTGGCCAGCCGCCTGGTATCTATAAAGGTCAATCCTGTTTTCTTAACTTCCTCCATCACGTTTCCCCTTTCACTTTTGCTATCCTTGCCTTAAGGGCCGCAAGCAGGGAATCCTGCGTAACCTGCTTATTCTGCAGCGCTGCCATGACATCCTCATCCATCCCCCCGGATACAATCAAGTGGTGGATAATAACATTATCCGTCTGTCCCTGCCTGTGCAGCCTGGCGTTTGCCTGTTGATACAGTTCCAGGGACCAGTTAAGGCCAAACCATACGATAATGTTTCCACCCGCCTGGAGGTTGAGTCCGTAAGCGGCACTGGCCGGATGCGCCAGGAGCACATCTATCTTCCTCTCATTCCACTGGCTGATTACGCCCGGCCCCTTAAGCTCCGCTACCCTGAGTCCCTTCGGAAGGCACTTGATAATACGGGACTTGTCATGCTGGAAGTTGTAGAATACCAGTATCGGTTTCCCCTGGCTGCCTTCCACAATCTCCTTGAATGCCTCCAGCTTCTCGCCATGGACCTCCACTGCATTTTTGTCATTGTCATATACGGCCCCATTACAGAACTGCAGGAGCTTACCGGAAAGCACCGCTGCTGACCCGGCATCCAGTGTGGCCTCGTCCACTTCCAGAAGCATCTCACGCTCAAACTTCTCATATGCTGCCTGCTCCCTGGGATTAAGACGCACATGTATTACATTGTCAATTCGCTCTGGAAGCTGCAGGTAATCCTTTGCCTGCAGGCTGATGCAGATGTCGGATATCCGCTGCTGGATAATCCGGTCTGCCCCTGGAAGCGGCGCATATGAAAAGATGGTATCCCGGTTTCTGGATGCTGGCGAGAAATATTCTTCCCGGTACTGTCCTATCCTTGTCCCCAGCCGCCGTCCCTGGTCAAGCAGGTATATCTGTGACCACAGGTCCAGAAGGCCGTTTGGCGCCGGTGTACCGGTCAGCCCATAAATCCGGCGTATGTGGTTCCTCACCAGGCACAGGCTCTTGAAACGCTTGGCCTGCGGGTTCTTGAAACTGGACAGCTCATCTATGATTACCGTGTCAAACGGCCAGGCGTTGCGGTAATGGTCCACAAGCCATTGCACATTATCCCGACTCAGCACATACACATCTCCCGGGGTATTAAGGGCCTTTATCCGCTTCTCTCTGCTGCCAAGCACGGGGATAATCCGAAGCAGTTTCAGATGGTCCCATTTCCCGGCCTCTCGGGTCCAGGTATCCTCCGCCACTTTCTTGGGCGCTATTACTAATGACTTCCCGACCTCAAAACGGTTATACCGAAGGTCATTGACCGCGGTCAGGGTAATCACGGTCTTACCGAGTCCCATGTCAAGAAACAGGCCCAGGGCAGGATCTGATATCATACGGTTGATGCAGTACCTCTGGTAATCATGCGGTACAAACTTCATGGCTGCTCCCGCTTTCTTGATTCTTCAAGAAATTCTTTCAGTTTCCAGTCCTGCCAGGCCGGATCCTTTCCTGCATCTGACGCTATGTACATGATTGCCCTGCCTATATCCGGCTCCCGGTCAAGCACACAAGCTGCGCACCCCAGTTCTCTTAGGGCATGTATCCTTTTACTCTGCAGTACTGTTGCCTTCTTCCCCTCCTGTTTAAGCTCCACGAACCCGATCCGGCCTCCGGGGAGTATCACCAGCCTGTCCGGCACGCCGGCATTACCGGGGGAGACAAACTTGAATGCGATACCGCCACATTTCTTCACCGCTTCCGTGAATTTCTTTTCAAGTTCTTTTTCAAGCATTTTGACGCCTCCTTTTTACCCCTTGGCAACAACGGGCTACAGCATTCTATATATATATATACGCGTATGCGGGCGCAGGGGTATTATATATACATTACCCTTTATTTTATATTTATATATATAAGAATGTTGCCACTGTTGCTTAAGGGTTTAACCCTTGATTTTCAAGGGTTTTTACAGCAACATTGGATTGTTGCCTCCTGTTCCCATTGTTGCCTTTTACAATTTTTGGAATGTTGCCGGGCAACAATCTAATCTTGTCTCCTGGCTTAGAACATATCCCCTCTGTTTTCCATAGTATGGACCAAATGGAATGGCTCCGGAGCTCCGTTCCCATCCAGACAGACCGGATAGTATGCTATTGATTTCATGGGCATCCGACTTCTTCATCATCTTCAAATCCCCATAAAAGCATTCACACCATATCTCTGCTGCACACACCCTGTCACGCGGCAAAAGCAGGTTCTCATCATAATCCCGCCCCGCAAAGTTCCAGAACTCTCTCCTGGCTGCCAGGTCCTTCCGGCTCCAGTCTACCGGTATCTTCCTGCCCAGGAACTCCCGGATGATACCCTCCTTAGGATTGCTTTCCTTATGCTCCTCCTGCTGGCGTACCGCTTCCTCCGCCACGGCTCCCTCCAGAAACAGCTTCTCGCCGCACTGCCATCTCATAAAGGCCTCCGCCCAAATCTGGTCCACTTCACCTGGCAGCTGCTCAAACACATTTTTTCTGCTGGGGATTTTTCCAAGGTCAATCGGCCAGAACCGCCTGTTGCCTGTCTGGTCTTTCAAAAACTCTTTGTCATTGGTTGTTCCTACGATGATGCAGGAACGCGGAAATGGCTTCGTCCGCCTTCCGTACGGCTCCCTGTAGACATCTTCTGTTTTACTCATGAACTGTTTGACGGTGTTCATCTCTGACTTATTCATACCGGCCAGTTCCCCGGCTTCTATAATCCAGTATCCCTGGATCAGCTCCGCCGCGTCCTTCCCTTCAAAGGTTGCCAGGCTGTCTGAGTACCAGTCCTTGCCCAGGAATCGGAAGAACGTGCTTTTCCCTACGCCTTGGGCGCCGGACAGTATCAGCATACAATCAAACTTAATCCCGGGCACCATGGCCCTGGCAACGGCGGCAGCCAGCGTCTTGCGCGTGGCATCCCTTGTATAGGTACTGTCCTCCGCCCCAAAATAATCAGTCAGCAGAGTATCAATACGCGGAATACCATCCCAGACCAGCCCGGTCAGATATTCCCTTATCTTATGCTGCTTATGGTTTGTCGCATATACAGCCATTGCATCATATATCCTCTCTTTCCCGGTTATCCCGTATACTTTCTCTATATAATGCCTGAGCCCTGAGTCATCCTCGTCCGCCCAGGCTCTCAGCTTGTAATTGTCCTTTGGCGCCTCCCAGGGCATGGCCTGTCCAACAACCGCCCTGTTCGCGAACTCATCATGCCAGAACCGCCCGTTCAGTTTTGGGTCATGGTTCAGTATAATGAGGACATTGTCGATGGTATTGAGGGGCTGCCCTGTCCGTGAGCTGCACTTAAGCTCTCCCATCCATTCAAAATCCGGGACTCCCTCTGTCTCCCCTTGGACCGGCTGTGAAAAGTCCTCCTGAGCCTTCCTGTACCGCTCCAGGGCCATTGCCTTGGATACCGGCTCCTGCTGCAGGGCAAATTCACACATGGCCTTAAATGATGGCAGCTGTGTCACTGGGGTTTCCGGTTTCGCGTCATAATCCTCCTCGTTGAATTTATGGAGGCGGACCAGGTCGAACGCGTTGCAGAGTTTCCCGCTGGCCGGATCCGTGGCATGGTGGCTGTACAGGAAGTTCCCGCCGTCATATAATACGGCGCCGCCCATGGTTGAGCCCTCACTGTATGTATACCGGCCCTCCCCGCAGGGATGTACGCATCCGGTATAAACTGTGCGATGGCTTCCGTCACATCGTACGTCTGGCAGAATGCGCCTACCACCCCCTGCTTTTCAAGCGGGTTACCCTGCTTCTTTGCCGACCGGTCGCGGAGCTTTGCGGCCCCCGGTACCTCAGGCCATTCCGCCACGTTGCGCCAGTTTTGGTAGAGCCTCAGAACCCCGTCCTTTGACAGGAATGGCTTATCCCCATAAAGAAATACATACTCGCTGTCCGCGCTGCAGCTTGGCCAGTACATGAGCCGGACCGGCTCGAACGTGGTCGGGTCAAATATCTGTATCCCCAGGAAAGCCGCTACTTTCCGGGCTATAGGCTCATATTCATCCGCCGTGCATGCCACGTCCAACGGAGGATGATGCGCAGCCTGGGGGCCGCGCCCTCATGTTTCCTTGTGGAATATACAGCATAGGAACACCCCAGTGCCTCCACGGCATTCAGAACTGCCTGTGTCCCTCCTGGGATGATGTTGTCCGCATCCAGTGTAACCAGGTGCCTGTCACCGGCGTTCTCATTCCTGCGGGCCTCCCCGTTCAGTTCCCCGCCGACAAAGCCTCCGACATCCTTTAATTCATCCTGACGCGCCTTTGTAAGCCCTTTATACTCCGCAAAGGTTTCACCCGTGCGTTCCGGCCGGGATATCCGTTGGACGAAATCCGACCACAGGAGCTCCTGCCGGTGCCAGGACGTGGCTTTCCTGCTCGTACCTACTGATATTCTGATTTTCCTGTCATTCACGAACATAAGCCTACTCCTTTTTGTAATAATCTCCTGTGAATCCATCCGCATTTAGAGGAAGCCCCTCAGCCCATGCCGGAGGCCTGCACATGAGGCTTATTGCCTCCTCCAGACTCTGCCTGCCGCCCTTGGGAATTTCCAGTATCACCTCGTCATGGATATGGAAGTTAATCCGGTACCCTGCCGTATGCAGGTTCACCATGGCGTTGGCCAGGCAGTCTCTTGCCACGGCCTGTACGATATTCTCCGTGAGTTTGCCGCCGTAGGTCGGGAGCAAATCCCATTTATGGCTCTTTTGATTCTGCCCCATGAAATAGATTCGTTTGTAATTCCTCTCGTCCGGAATCATCTGGGGGTTAAGGTAGAACAGCTTACGGCCACTTGGTAGGGTAACCATCATCCGGTCCGTATCCCTCGAGAAGGAAATGCCGTTCGGCAGGGATGATATCACACCATATTCCACGCATTCCGCCGCGTGTCGCTCTATGCTGTACCACAAATCCACAATCCGTTTGTTTGATGCCCGCCACCTCTGTACGATGTCCGGCAGTTCATCTTCATGAAGGCCCATCCGCAGGGCGCCCATCTGGATAAGGGCCCCAGCCGCACCTTGGTATCCCAAGGCCAGCTCAGCGACCTTTCCCTTACTACGCAGGGCGTATTCCGGGTTCCCTTTCTTTATTTTCTCTATCGGCACCCCGAACATGGTACTGGCCGAGGCTTCATAAATCTTCCCGTGTGTCCGGAACACATCCAATCGCCATTCCTCTCCCGCCAGCCAGGCAATCACACGCGCCTCTATGGCCGAGAAATCAGCCACGGCGAAGGTGTATCCGTCTCCAGGTATAAATGCCGTCCGGATGAGCTGTGAGAGCGTGTCAGGCACATTCCCGTATATAACCCGGAGGGCATCTATTTTTTGTTTCTGCACAAGCGCTCTGGCCGTATCCAGGCTGTCAATATAGTTTCGTGGCAGATTCTGCACCTGCACAAGCCTTCCGGCCCATCTCCCTGTACGGCAGGCCCCATAGAACTGCAGGAGCCCGCGTACCCGGCCGTCATCACACAACGCATCCTGCATGGCCTGGTACTTCTTCACCGAGGTCTTTGCCATCTCCTGACGTATCCGAAGCATAGCCTGTACGTCATCGGTTCCGGATTCCTGGGACAGGAGGTCAGCAACCGTCTGCTTGTTCAGACTCTCTATCTCCACGGCTGCATTGTTTATGACCCATTGTTTAAGCTGTGCTACACTGTTTGGGTTATCCAGCCCCGTGATATTCCGGGCTTTCTCAGTCAGTTCTTCTGTCATTTGGGCACTGATTGCCAGCGCTCCATTTATCAGGGCCGTATCAAGAGCCACTCCGCCGATATTAATCGCCTGGTCAATCACCCATAATTGATGCTCGAATGCAGGCACTGGATACTCCGCTAGCCGGTTCTTAATTTCCCGTTCGGTCACCACATCCTGTCCGCAGTATTCCTTAAACAGCTTCCACTTATCCGGAGCATGTCCCGGAAGATTCCTGGTACGCCCACCGTTCCGTTTCGTACGGGCGCATGGGGTACAGAAAAATTTAATCAGTGACTTACCTGTGGACAGTTTACGCTTGTCTTCGGGAAATTCCATGGCCCTGCCGATGGCATCCAGCCCTCCTGCATATCCGCAGTACCATGCATGGACCATGGTGCATTGCCATTGCTCCAGGTGTGTCTCAAAGAACTTGCTGAGGCAGTAATATTCAAATGCCGCATTGAATGCCGTCTTCATGACTTCGGGCCTGTGCAGATCCATGACCGTGAAATACGGGATTTTCTCCCCCTGTGCCAGGTCTACAACCTGTACCGGATTATCGTCATAAGCATAGGCAAACAGAAGGATTTCAAAATCAGGGGACTGTACATATTTGTACAGCCCTGATTTTCGGATATCTACACTGCTATATGTTTCTATGTCAATACTCAGGGTCCTCAAATCCCCATCACTCCCCCGGCTGGCAGCGGCCTTCCCGTCACCGGGTCAATCGCCTGTTGCTGTGGCGCCCCGCCTGCAGGAGGGGCGTACCCTATGGGTGCCGCCGTATATCCCGGCATCATCCCGGGAGGCTGGCCGGCGCGCCCCCAAAACCGCCGGCTGGCTGCTGATAAGCCTGCGCCTGGTAGGCCGGTGGCTGATACGCAGGCTGCCCATACCCGTTCGGGGCTGCCGCGGAACCTGCATACGCATTGGACCCGCCGAAGTCTTCTTCGGCTGTCGTCCTGCCGGACAGGGGTTCCCCGTCGGCAATCTTCTGTATGTTGTTAAGTCCGCATCCCACTCCACGGTTACCATTTGTATTGTAAGGATAAAAATTGACCGTCGCCCGGGCATAGCAGCCGGAATAAAATGCATTTGGGTCAAGAATTGGCTGGATGTTGATATCCACCACGGAAGGCCTGGTCCTGCTTGATGCACGCAGTACCCAGTGGCCCCGGCACTCCTCTCCCCATGGCTCTCCGTTCTGTTTGGTCCCGTCACCGTCATACAGGGGCATGGAGGGTCTTGCCGGCATCTGTCCGCCAAACGTTTTCTGTAGTCCTTCCTGCAGGGCCCGGTTCATTTCCGCCACAACGGCATTGTATGTATTTACATCGGATTTTGGGATGAGCATGGTTATCTGATACTTGGCCTCCCCACCACCTGGCGGTGTAGATGGCTCAAACACATGGGCGTAACTCGCCCTGAATCTTCCAACTAACATGTTTTTTCTTCCTCCTTATATTGATTCTCCCCACCGAAATCCTCCTGCGGGGTAGTGTCTTTTTGGTATGGCGGACGTTTGTCCCCCTTAGGTGCAAGCGTGGGTTTTCCTTTTGGTTTCACAATAAATGGCATAAGGATTGTGTTGAAGTCATCCTTATTGATCAGTTTCTCCGCCTCAGTCAGAGTTACCGGAATCCGCTCGTAAAACAGGGCCTTCTTATATCCGGCCTCCACCAGTGCGGCATATGCCTTATCTGGGTCAGGGAGTTCCCGGTTGCTCCTGCCCTCCACCAGTTTCCACCCTGGAACATCCTCATCCGCCAGCAGTTTGTCGAGGGCGGCCGCGCGGACCTTCTTGATCCAGGGTGCTGCGAATTCGAGAAAGGGAAGGATAGAGCCAATTTCACCATTGGTCAGGAGCTCTGCGGGTATCATCTTCCCTGTAATTGGGTCCGTATGTTTCTGCAGGGCCGCCATGTTTTCCTCCATCCGGAACCGGCAGGTTCCCGCGGCAGGACAGAAGCAGTCATCACACCAGGAGCCCTGCCTAAAATCCCCCTTGCCTTCCCAGGCCAGTTCCGCTGCAGGCTTTACGGTCTGCTCTGACCAGGTTTGGAGCTGACCGGCGGAAATCTCCCAGCGGGAGAAGTTCTTTGTCCGCGGCTGCACAATATGCAGGATGACCCGTTCTACAGGAAATACGATTCCGTACTCAGCAATAGCCCCGACCGCATACAGCATCATCTGCGGATTTTCCTCCGCACTGACTGTAATGCCCTTACCATACTTGAAATCCACCACATGGCAGTCTGTACCGCTCAGAATGATACAGTCAGAGAAGCCGTAGCCATCCCGGGCGACATGCCCATAATGGACTTCCTTTTCAATCACAATCTTAGGCGGCACCGGATAGCTGTAGGCTATCTTCTGTATGTAGTCCACATATTCGTCTGTATAGCGCTCCATCTCAGGGTCATACTGCCCGTGCTTCTTTAATTGATTGTGTGCAGTTTTAAATGTCTTTTCTGGCATCCCCGGCTCAATGAACAATTTCCGCAGCTTCAACTCACAGATATCGTGAGCCAGCGTACCTTCTTCCGCGTAGTCAGATGTTGATTCTGGAAATGCTTCGGACAGTCTCGCAGATGGCGGGCAGTTTATCCACCGTTTGGCACTGGATGCCGACAACAACGCGTGTTTCCTCTCTTCTGCCATTAGATGTTTGCACCTGCCCCTCTCAACTGCGTCACAAGTTCCGGATACCGTTCAACAGGCACTTGCATGAGGGACATTGCGCCAAACTGTCCCAGTATCTGCATCACATAGTCCCGCTTGCCCTGGTCGATGAGTCCAGTCAGTGCAATGGCTATCTGGTCCTGGGTATAGGATTGTGTGGTGGCTGTCGTTGGCAGTGCTCCCTGTCCGGCCGGTCCCGTGAAGGGCTGTTGGTATTGCATCATGCCTGGCTGTCCTGTAGTAGCTCCAGGAAGACCTGACTGCTGTGGCCCCGAAGCTGCCGGTCCTGGGTTCTGATAGTTCCCAGCCATCTGCGTTGACTGCGGGCCGGCAGGAGTAGATTCACTAAAGGAAGCAGTCACTCCTCCCTTTCCTAACGCCTGCGCCAGGTTATTGATTGCCTGTGCGATTGTATCAAGTCCTGTAATATTAATGTTCATGTTTGCCATCTTCGTTTTCCTCCGTTTTCATATTCATGGTTTCCGTTGTATTCTCTTCCCTGCAGGAGCATTTCTCCCCCGGGTCAAGATAGGCCCCACAATGAGGGCATCGGATATAATAGCTCATGCGGCGTGCCTCCTTTTACTATTGACATTCCTGCTCTGCACCCCTTATACTAAGGGTGATTAGATTATTTTAGTTACCGGACCTTCGGACGGCTCCACCCGTCTGGGGTCCATTTTTTGTATGACCGGCACAGCATCATTCGGCTGTACTCCGAACACTTATTCCGCCGCCGGCAGCTCCGGCATGTCACTGGCTCCATGGCTGCCACCTCCTTACTCTTTGACATAGACAGACTTGGTATCGTTGTCATATACCAGCCGCAGCGTGTTGCCGATATCGTCCTCTATCATGGCCTCGTTGCCATCCATGCCCAGCTTGATATAATGCATGTCCAGTCCGATGGAACGGCACCAATCCCTGACCGCCAGCTCCGCAATGCTCTTTATGTCTCCAAACATTTCTCCTCACCTCCCTTCTATGCAAATATCAGCTCATACTTTGGTCTTTCACTCTCATACTCGACCATCGCGTAAAAATAACCACAGTTGTAATACAATACAGGAATCCGGTCATCATTATCAGCACAACCAAAGCCACTTGAACATCCTTCATTCTGCTTATACTGTTCCCAAAGAGCATCTGCCAGAAGGCTGGACGCTTCCCTACTCCTTGTTAAAAACACTTTATATGTTTTCATCCTCATATCCTCCTCTCACAGACTAACGCCCATGGCCACCGCCATGACCACGATAGATACCATCCACATCCCCAACAGCCAGATGACCGCCGGCACAATCCATTTAGCTGCCATCATTATGGGACCGTCCCGGCGCCTTTTGCGTCGCCGTACCTCAATCACCCGCTCCCTGCCCATGACATGGGTCAGTGCTATGGTGGCCGGTCCTACAAAATCCACACGCCAGCCGGGATACTGGACCGCTGCTCTAGCGCGGATGGCTAACTCAGTTACTTTTGTCATTGGCTTGTCCCTCCCCTTGGAATACTGGATAATCTTCAATGAATTGCTCCAAATCGCTTCCCCGAATCTTTATCCTCCCCAGTTTTAATGCTCGCAGGCTCCCTTTTCTAATCAGGCTATACACGGTATCCGTGTTCGTCATAAGTACGGTTGCTGTTTCCTCCACCGTGTACAACGGTTTGTATGGTTCTACCATTTTTCCGCATCCTCCTTGTTTTCTTCCGCAAAATACTCCACTGGGACACCGAAATACTTTGCAAGGATTAGCAATTTGTCAAACTTTGGTTTGCTACGACCAGTTTTCCAGTCAGATAAAACAGATTGAGCGATTCCTGTCTCTTTAGCTACTTGATAAGATGTTTTGTTACTTTTCCCTAATAAATCCGCAAATTTTTTGTACAAAACCACACCGCCTTTCTTTAATGTAAGTGTTGAAAATACTACGGAAATGTGATATGCTTTGTTTACCAGACGAAGTAAATAACATTTCCGCAGTGTGCAAAGGTTTTACGACGGAATTCCTTTGTATGCTCATACTATACTATGCATTTCCGATAATGTCAATAGTTTTTTTCGGTTTTCCATAGTATTGTCTGCGGTTTGTGAAAGGTGGACAACTATGTATGAGATTTTTGAACAATTATTACAAAAGAATGGTGTGACGGCTTACAAAGTATCGAAAGAAACAGGAGTCACACAATCTACGCTTAGCGACTGGAAACGTGGGCGAAGTACTCCCAAAAGTGACAACATGAAAAAAATAGCCGATTATTTTGGTGTAAGTGTAGATTATCTTATGACCGGAAAAGACGAGCCCAAGCAAAAAGCCCCTGAACTCACCAAGCGGGACGAACGTGACATAGCAAAAGACCTGGAAATCTTAAGGGAAAAACTTGCGAACAAAGAACTAGGCCCAGCTGCTTACGATGGAGAGGACATTCCAGAGGATGATGCTGACCTATTCCTCGGGCAGGTGGAATTAATGCTCCGCCGACTAAAGGCTAAGAACAAGGAGAAATACAACCCTTATAAGAACAAAAAGTAGGTGAGCCTATTGACAAGAGATATAAAACGAATTGTCGCTTACTATCAAAGAAGGTTTGGAACTAGAGACCCATTTAAAATAGCTGATGCTTTAGGCATTGAAGTTCAAATAGGCAATATTGGTTCTAAAAGCGGATGCTATATGTATCTTAAGCGTAGTAAATGCATATGGCTCAATGAAAACCTAGAATCACATGAAATGGAATATGTTATGGCTCATGAATTAGGGCACGCAATTATGCATCCCCGTGAAAATTGCTATTTCATTAAACACAAAACATTTCTGCTTAATTCAAGGAATGAAGTAGAGGCCAATAAATTTGCTGTAGAATTTTTGATATCCGACGATATACTGTATGAATATTTAAAATATCGGGAATGTACCATAGAGCAGACAGCTCGGATTCTCGGTTATCAAAAGGAGTTGATTGCATTGAGATTAAAATAACCTATGGTATTTTTGTAGAACAAATGAAAAGAGGAGAAGAGTATGGGATTTCGTTTTCATAAAAGTTTTAAAGTCGCTCCTGGAGTTCGCATAAACATTAGTAAAAAAAGTGCTGGATTGTCGTTTGGTAAAAAAGGTGCAAGAGTATCACTTAATACAAAAGGCCAAAAAAGAGCGACTGTCGGAATACCGGGAACCGGACTATCATATAGCACCTCTTTAAACAACAAAAAAAGTACAACAGAACATTCGGTCACAAGGGGGGAGCGGTCTAGGAATACATCATCTAAACAAACACCAATTTGGCCCCTGCTCTTAGGTATTTTGTTTTTAATCTCAGGTGTTGCTGCTATGCATAAAGATATCGGAAATGCAATTTTTATGGTATTAATCGGGGGAGTCCTAATTTATTGGAATAGACAAAAAGTTTCACGTCCCCATTCTTTTTCAAAAATTCAACTTCTCGAATGGCAAAGATTAGTAATCTCCGATAGTGAAAAACTTATATATACCAAGGAGCAATTAGAAGATTTGACAAATGATGATATTAAGCAGCGAACGCGTATTATAAATGACTGTAAAAAGTTAATTACTACTACGACAAATGCAGATACATTTTTTGATAGATATAGGCTGCTAGAGGAGCATAGTGATTTTATAGAATGTTACAAACCATATTTTGATGTTTCACAATATATCCCAACAGATTTTTTGAACGCAAAAGAAAGACACGTAAATAGCTTTATTGATAGAATGTGGGAAAAGACTATACAAAAAGTTAATACATTAACTACCGAAAATGGAAAAAACAATCAATTTGTAAAATTTTCTACTACCATAAACGAACATCTAACAGATATGCCTGCAGGTAGTGTTGACTATTATAAAAATCAGTACCTAAACAAATTGCATTAACAATTAATAATGAAAAAGCCCCAGGAGCTACAACTCCCAGAGCTTTTCACATAGATTTCTCTTACCGGACTGCTCCGGAAGATACCATCAGTTCTGAACAATCTGATTATATCATTCCTGGAGCGTCCTGACAAGGGGCGTATTTTTTATACCCAAATTTTGTTGCGATATCGCAACAGCACAAGGAGGAATGATATATGGGACAGCTAAGAA